GCCGCCTCCGCCGACGCCTACGCCGCCTACGCCGCCTACGCCGCCGCCGCCGCCGCCGACGCCGCCGCCGCCTCCGCCGCCTCCGCCTCCGCCGACGCCGCCGCCGACGCCGCCGCCGCCTCCGCCGCCTACGCCTCCGCCTCCGCACACGCCAGAATAAAAATCAAAGGGGAGATTTGTGATTATATACGGGTCAACTTTAAGTTTGTGAAATGACCACAAAATTGAAAGTAACCGCTAATCGACGCTGATGAACGCTAATGGAAAAACGAACAGGGACAAGCCAAAGCGTGAACTCCAAACGGACAGGTTGCCGCCGCATTCGCCGGAGGCGGAGGCCGGGGTGTTGGGGTGTTGTTTGTTGGATCCGGCGACGGCGATTGATGACGTGAGCGAGGTGATAACCCAGGCGTCGGCGTTTTATGATTTGAGGCATCAGGTGATTTGGGGCGCGCTGGTGAAGTTGAGGGCGGGGCGGAGCGGGCCGGCGGCGGGAATGGAAAATGTCAGGGACGGAGTGGAATCCGTCCCTACCATGCCAGTGATGGATTTGATTACGGTGATGCAGGAGTTGCGGGATGCAGGGAATTTGGATGAGATTGGCGGGGTGAATTACCTGGAGCAATGCCGGGAGAGTGTGCCGTCGGCGGCGAATCTGCCGATGTATTTGGAGATCGTGAAGGAGAAGTGGATGTTGCGGCGGTTGCTGCACACGTGCACGGCGGCGGCGGTCGGGATTTACGAGCATGAGGGGGAGGTGCAGACGTTGCTGGACACGGTGGAGCGGGACATCATGCGGGTGACGGAGACGCGGGAATCGAGCAAGCCGGCGACGATGGCGGAGTGTTTGCGGGATGCGTCGGAGAACGTGCTGGAAAAATTCCAGCGCGGGGTGAAGTTCAAGATGGGACCGAGCCTGGGGTTTAATTATTTGGACAACATCATTCCCGGGCTGGCGCCGGGGACGCTGACGGTGATTGCGGCGCGGCCGGGCAACGGGAAGTCGGCGATGGCGATGCAAGTGGCGGAGCACATGGCGGAGCATGAAAAGGTGCCGGTGGGATTTTTCTCGCTGGAGATGACGAGCCGGAGCCTGGCGTTGCGGGCGCAGTTTCAGCGGGCGGGGGTGAATCGGCGGACGTTCTTGAACGGGTTTTTGACGGATGCGGATGTGGCGGACCTGGCGAAGGCGAGCGCGGAGCTGGCGAAGCTGCCGATACAGATTGACCAGTCGTCGCGGCTGGCGGTGGAGGATTTTGAGGTGCGGGCGCGGCGGATGGTTCGGAACGGGGTGAAGGTGATTTTTGTGGATTATTTTCAACTGATGTTTGTGCGACAGCAGCAACGGCAATGGAGCCGGGCGGATGAGATGGCCCAGGTGAGCATGCGGATCAAGGGATTGACGATGGAGTTGAATGTGCCGATCGTGCTGCTGGCACAGTTGAATCGGGAGATTGACAAGGACACAGAGCGGTGTCCGCGGCTGAGTGATTTGAAGGACACCGGCCAGCTGGAGCAGGATGCGGATGTGGCGATGTTTTTGTATCGGCCGGATTTGACGGCGAATTACTGGAGGGAAAAAAGAATACCGGAGGTGTTGAGCCGGGCGCAGGTGCCGGAGGAGTGGAAGGGGTTTTATCCGGAGACGGGCGGTGGGAAGTGGCGGGACCATTTGACGATCATGAAGTGCGCAGTGCAGAAGCAGCGGGACGGGGAGTCTGGTGTGGAGGCGCTGATGTTGTTCATCAAGCCGTGGACGCGGTTTGCGGATGCGTATAACCCGGCGAAAGGAAGCGACAACGAGCGCGAAGAGACGCTGATATCTGAAGGGATGAATCAACAACCAAGCAACGAAGAAAACGAAGCGGAGGAGGAAACGCCTTGAACTACGCAATCAAAGACGGTGACAACTGGTATCAGATGAACCCGCCGGATGCTAGGGAGGGGGATGAACACAAACACTACGCAAAAGGTTGGCTCAAGTGTGATGCTCATTTAGGCATTACTTGTGGCCACGAACGCCGCCGCCTAATCAACCCCAACGCTGACTCCGAGCCGGGGACGTGGAGGATTGTGGAACTCGGTGATTATGTGACCGGCGCATACGATTGCTCTTGTGACGGTCTTAATTGGCAGTCCTGTTTTATTAGTTCACAAACAGACTGTGACGAGCTTATCAAAGGAACAAACATCCTCGCCATCCGCGTCCGCGTGGAGCAGGAGTGGCCTGTCAAAGAAGTATGCAAACTTTGTGACAAGACTCATCCTCCCAATACTCGTTGCCCAACTTGTTTTAATGGCGGTCAATACTTCACGCCATCGGGCCGATTTGTGAATGAATCTCAACCTTCACCAAAGGTTACGACTGGTAGTGGCCCCGTTCCAGTTGAGAGCAATACGGGGCAGGAGATTTGTAAACATGCTGTTACTTATTATAGCAAAGAACACGATAATTTCTATTGCTCCCAGTGTAAAATGGGCATGGGTAATGAGTATTACGAACAGCATATTCAACAAGAATTTTCCAAACCAACGCCCAAAGAGGCTGATGCTAAGGGGCCGCAGCTTTACTCAACTGAATGTAATTGTCCTCGGTGTAAATATTCATGGAAGTTATCGGTTGATGTTTCTCAACCCCCTCCCCAACCAATATCTGTGAAGGAGAGGTTGACGGAACAAGATATACAAATCTCCATCGCACTCAACGAACTGGAATCAGTAGCGCGGAGGTTAAGATGGGTTAAGGAGCAGACCACTCCCACCGCGAGCGATGATGACGGCGGTTTCAGTGAATGGTTAAAAGAGTTCGGAGTTCCTGAAGTGAAAGTAACGGAGCTTCTAATCACAAATGCTGTTCGCAACTACATCAAATGGCACGCCGCCAAGAGCAAGGAGGGAGTGTGAGTGATGAAATTCAATTAGCACTCTTTATATCCAGCTTCGCAATAATGCTCATCATAATGCATGAAGTAATCCTTCGTGACCATGAGAAACGCCTACGCAAACTCGAACACAAATCCACCAACGCGGACAAGAAGAAAGGTGACGAATGAAACAACTAATATTATGCTTGATGTGTTCTACTGCCGTCGCCGGAACAAATGATGTTACCAATGCCAATGTTTATTGGGACACTAATATGACGGATGGAGATATACTTTGGCTCACAAATAAATATGAACCAGCATTTTGTGAGTTTCACAATATCACATTCACAAACATTGATACCTATATGGGTCTCGATTTCCAGCATCCTTCTAATATTGAGATTAACTTCCACTACAAACCTTTTGTAACATTCGATACCAATAATAGAGAGTGTCCTTGGAAGGTTACTTTCACCAATGCCACCAACAAATAACCCCTCAACCTCAAAGCAGTGATATGAAAACTTTAAGAAAGGTGGTGAAGAAACCATGACAGCACAACCAATATGTGGAAGCATTTCGGATGGGATGAAACCAACCTCAAGGGCGAGGTCAACGGCTATAGTCGCATTGATTTGCACTACATTAACGGCAAGCTGCAACTACGCCCCGAACGTTCAAGTGAATCAGTAGGGGCAAAGATTTATGAATACACAACCACAAGACCACTCGGCAGAGGACAGGGAGTTGGCTGAATCAATAATACAAAGCTGGCTTTCCTCGCGTGAAAGCGACCCATTAACCGAATCCATCCAACTCATCACCACCGCCCGCCGCGCCGAGCGTGAGGAGCTTGAGAGGTTGAAAGGCGTGCTGATGGTGCAGAACGACAAGGTTTGTATCCATCATAACGACGCCGAGCGCGTGAAGATATTCACTGGTTGTCCAATCTGCAAGCTGGCCAACGCCACCGTAGCACTCGAACTGTGTGAGGGGGCGCTTAGACAATCAATCCGTCGTGATGGCCATGATTTTGGATGCACTTACGATGACAATATATTTAGTAATCCAGACGGTGATTACTGTAACTGTAGAAAGACAAATAGCAAAGCCCTCGCCGCCATCAAGGAGGTTAAGGGGCAGATGGAGATGAAGGTCGAGGGGCGGGGCGATTTAAAATCGGAAATTTGAAATTTGAAAACAGAGGAAACAACGCCGTTGTTCACGCCGCATCCGATTTGGGACCGGGAATGGCCGCCGTTGGATGACGCGCAGATCCGGGCGTTGATGGAGGAACCGGACGGCGAGGGCGCGCTGGCGCAGTATGTGGAAGGGCACGAACGGCGGTTGAAGCTGGCGGCGGTGGATCCGTTGCGGCACGGTTTCGAGCTGCCGCACTGGCCGGATTTGTGGCACATGATCGGGCAGAAGTCGGAGACGTTCAACCTGGGGGCGAACGGGAGCGGGAAGACGGAGTACGGCGGCCGGCTGGTGAACAAGGTGATGGGGGAGAAGCGCGGGGCGAAGGTGTTGTGTGTGGCGACGAATGATGAATCCAGCGTGACGTATCAGCAGGCGGCGGTTTACACGTATCTGCCGAAGGCGTGCCGGGACTGGAACACGCAGGTGCGGAAGCGGCGGGGGAGCGTGACGAAAATCAACTGGAGCCAGGCGGGCGGGTTCACGGAGAACACGCTGGTGTGGCCGAACCGGAGCCAGTGCTGGTTCAAGACGGTGGCGCAGTATCTGCGGGACCCGATTTCGTTTGAGGGGCCGTCGTATGACCTGGTGTGGCTGGACGAGGGCGGGCCGCTGCCGCTGATTGACACGCTGCGGTTTCGCGTGGGGAAGGTGGGGGGCAAGATATTTTTCACGTTCACGGCGGTGCACGGGTATGATGCGACATGCGCGAGTGTTTTGGACGGGGCGCGGATCATCAAGACGCTGCCGATGCAGTGGGACTGGCTGGCGGACGATTCAAAACTCAAAGTTCAAAATTCAAAACCGGAAGAGGGGAATGTTTCCGGCGGGTCGCCGGAAATGACGGGCGGGTCGCCCGTGCCACCCGGGAAAGGGAGAGGAGCGGTCAATCCGGCGTTGACGTTTCCGGAGTTGAGCCTGGATGAGGTGCAGGTGAAGGGGTGTCCGGCGGGGCATATGCCGTACATCATGCAGCCGCTGGATTTTGCGCAGGGGGTGATTTTTACGTGGTGCCATTGGAATCCATTTCTGCCGACGGGCGGGCGGTGGAATCCGAAGATGCCGGCGTTGTTCGACAAGTGCGTGGGGCGGGCGAAGTGGCAGGTGCGGGTGCGGTTGTTCGGGTGGGTGGAGAAGCTGGCGGGGTGCCGGATTGCGAATTTTGATCCGAACGTGCACGTGATTCCGCATGAACGGATCGAGAAACTGTTGAAGGAGGGGCGGCTGACGACTTACATGGCGGCGGACCCGGCGACGGCGCGGAGTTATTTCCTGGCGTGGAAGGGGGTGGACGCGGACGGGAACGAATATTTGTTTGATGAAAGCCCTCGGATCACGGAGGGGGAATGGGTGGCGGCGGACGGCGCGCCGGGGGACGGCCAGAAAGTGTTTGCGGGGATGGGGTCGAATTGGTACAAACGGCACATACGAGAGCGGGAACGGGAGCACGGGATCGAGGCGGAGAAACGGTTTGGGGATCCGCGGGCGTTTGCGACGGCGGCGGCGCACGCGGACGGCGGGGTGAATTTGTTCGAGTTGTTCGGCGCGGACGGCGAGCAGCCGGAGGAGGAGGCGATGACGTTTTATCCGGCGAAGATCCGGCAGACGGTGGACATGGACCTGGAGATGGTGGTGACGAAGCTGGCGTACGACACGCAAAGGCCGTTGACGCCGGAGAACCAGCCTCGGCTGTATATTTCGGACCGGTGCCAGAACATCGTGCGCTGCTGGCTGAACTGGGATGGGAAGCAGGACAGTCCGTTCAAGGACGGGGTGGACGCGCCGCGGTATTTGTTTTGCGAAGAGACGCCGTATCAGGATCCGAACGTGCCGGCGGTGGTGGGCGGGGGAGGATGGGGCAGGATGGGGTGAATTTGAAGTAAACCAAACAACCAAAGGAACAAAGTCATGAGCCAAGTAAAATCAGGGACGGAGCCGGGTGGAAACTCGTTTGAACTGGTGGTGCGCAATCAACGCCGAGGCGCGCTGCTGGCGGAGTTATCCACAAAACTATCGGAGGCGGTGATGGCGGTGAAGGAGCACAGCAAACCGGCAACGGTGACGCTGGTACTGACCATTGACCCGGCGAACGGGGATGCGAGCGCGGTGCGTTTGCAGGACGAAGTAAAAGTGAAGCTGCCCAGGAAACCGCAGGGGGCCAGTTTGTTTTACACGACGGACGACAACCGGCTGGTCCGGGATGACCCGCATCAGACGGAAATGGCGCTGGAAGTGGTGAAGGCGCAGCCGGTGGAGGCGGTGGACGAATCGGCGGCGGGCTAATCAATCAATCAATCAAAACAACCAAACCAAACAAAGGAACACAGTTATGTCAAAACCAAACGTACACGATATTGAGGCGGCGATCGAGGCCGGGAAGGTGATGGCGGCGATTCAATTTGTCGCCGCGTCGAACGGCGCGCCGGTCATCGTCCTTCCGGAAGGTGACACACAAATACTAAAACTGGAGGACATCGAGCCGTGGCTGGAGCGGCCGAAGCGGAAGCGGGGACTGTTCAAGTTTGAGGACGTGGACAGCTTCATCCGTTACTTCAACGAACACAAGACGGAGGACAGCCGGATTTTTGCGACGATCCGGGACAACGCGGTGCAGTTTGAGGGGGAGCTGGATTTTCACGGCGACAAGCCGGAGTTCCGGGAACACAAATGCAGCGTGGCGCTGTCGCCGACGTTGGAATGGAAAATCTGGACGGACAACAACAAGAAGCAGATGACGCAGGCGCAGTTCGCGCAATTCCTGGAGGACAATGCGGATTTGTTCTCGGAGCCGAAGGGCACGGACCTGCTGGAACTGGTGCAGACGCTGGAAGGCAAGAGCCATGTGAACATCACCCAGGCGGTGAAATTGCAAAACGGCGCGGTGAAACTGAATTTCACGGAGGACGTGGAATTGCGCGGAGGAGCGACGAGCGAAAAGCCGGGGGACATGGTGGTGCCGAACAAGTTCAAGGTGAGCATCACGCCGTTTGTAGGGGTGGGTTACTACAGCATGGAGGCGCGACTGAGGTACCGGATTGCGGACCGGAAAATCAGCTTCTGGTATGAGACGGTGGCGGCGCACCTGGTCATCCGGACCATTGCCGGCGAGGTGCTGTCGCAGATCGAAGCGAAGACGAAAGTGGCGCCGTTCAAGGTGTGATGAGCGGAAACGCGACAACGAAGGGTGCGCCGGCGGCAAATCGGCCGCCGGCGCTGGTGGTGACGGTGGCGGCGCTGGTGGATGAACTGATCCCATTCAAGGAGGTGGTGCGGTTGCTGGGTCGGGGCCGGGATTATGCAAGAAAACTTGACGCGGCGGGGGTGTTCAAGGTATTCCAGCCTACAGCCCGGGTGAAGAAGTTGTATTATCGGAGCCAGATCGAGGAAATGAAACGGCAGGACGGGCGATATGCGAAATGAAAACTGAAGGCGCGAGGCGCGGGGAACGAGGCGCGAGGCCGAAGGTGCCGGTGGACATGTTGAATTTTGGGTTTCAGACGAAGATCAGGAATTTTAACATCATGTTTGACGCGCGCTACGGGTCATGCCGGCTGTATGGCCACGCCAGGTGGCGGGCGAAACTGTGGAAACAGATTGAGAGCAACAGCTGAATTTTAACCGCTAATCTGCGCTGATGAACGCTAATTTTAACGCAGAGACGCAGAGGCGCAAAGACGCAGAGCCGAAGGTGCATGTGTCTACGGTGACATTCGCGCAGCATCAGATTTATAATACGATTACACGGCATCCGGCGGTGGTGTCCCGGCGGAGAATGCGGGCGTTCTGGCAAATATTTACCCGTGGAGAAGATGGGAAATGTCATGTGGATTTGCATGTTGGGCTGGCCGGGTTGTGGTCAAACATCCGAGACAAGAACAGTAATGTGACTCAATTCAGCATGTTAAACCGGGTGGACCGGCAGCGATACTGGCGGGAGAAGGAAGAGATGCGGGCGGCGGGAATGTTTGATTGTCAACCGGAAGGAAATTTATGAGCATGGAAACCAGCAATCGGGATCCGATGACGGCGGCGGCGGACGAGCCGGATGTGCCGGCGTTGCAGCAGGAGTACGAGAAGGCGTGGACGCAGGGGGTGGGATTCATCAACGGCTGCGCACGGTTGATCGTGGCGGAGGACACGCGCTACACGCGGTGGCGCGGCCAAAGCTGGGACGGCCGGATCTACAGCAAGAATTTGGGGCATGACCGCCCGTGCCGGCCGTATGAGGGCGGGCCGGACACGCGTTTTCCGCTGGCGGACGACACGATCAACACGCTGGTGGCGATGCTGCTGGTGGCGCACAAGGGCGCGCGGGTGAATCCGGCGCCGGTATCGACGAGCAAGCTGACGCTGGCGGAGGCGGCGGAGCTGCGGGCGGTGGTGACATGGATCACGGGCGGGGTGCTGGCGGACAACCTGGCGGACAACGTGGAATTTCTGGCGCAGGTGGGGTTGACGCTGGGATTTTGTTATCTGCATCCGAGCTGGGTGAAGCGGAAGGCGTGGGTGAACAAGACGGTGACGATGGAGGAGGTGCAGATGTATGCGGCCAGGTTTCCAGCGACAGACGTGGCGAGCAATGCGGTGAACATAATCATGGGAAGTGGCGCGGGGCGCGGGGCGCGGGGCGCGGGGACGGAAGAGGAAAATGGGCGGTCTGACATGATGGAGGCGGCGGTGGCGCTGGTGCACCGGTTTTTGCAGGACGAGGACACAGGGGATCCACATTTGACGGATGCCCAGGCGAGGCAGCTGGTGGACGATTTGCGGGAGAACGGGGAGGCGGAGTTCCAGGTGCCGGAGGTGGTGGAGAACCGGCCGGAACTGGAGGTGCTGGTGCCGGGGGTGGACGCGGTGACGCCGGTGGAGATGACTTATCTATCGAGGAAACGGTGCTGGTTTTTGCGGCGGTATTACAACGAGGCGGATTTGATCACGGCGGCGAACGAGGACCCGGACAATCCGTGGGATGAAAAGTTTGTGGACGCGGTGAAGGGAACGGCGGGGATTGCGAGTGACTTGACGATCACGGAGGAGACGGAACTGGACGAGAACATGCGGATGATCGAGATTGTGACGGCGTTTGTGCATCAGGTGAAGGACGGGGTGGAAGGGGTGTGGTGCACGGTGTTTAGTCCGAACCTGGTGGCGGTGGGAACGAGGACGGAAAATGAGCAGGGCGCGGGGCGCGGGGCGCGGGGCGGTGCCGGAAAGAACGATGGAGTTGAGGGGGCGCCGTCGCCGGAGGGCAAGCTGGCGTTCACGGACGGGCCGTTGTATGGCACGCATTTTCTGCTGGATTTTGCGCACGGGCATGACGCGCTGCTGGACTATCGCCTGGAGGTGACAGGGAAGCGGCCGAGCGATTCGCGCGGGGTGGCGGAGCGGTTGAGCACGCAGCAATCGGAGGGGAAGACGCAGCGGGACGGGCTGTTTGCGTACACGGAGTTGAGCATTACTCCGCCGTTGAAGAAGATGGGGAGCCGGGCGAGCAAGCTGCCGCCGGATTTCGGGCCGCTGGCGGTGTTTAATTTTGTGGGGCAGAACGATTGGAGCTGGTTTCCGCCGCCGCCGGGGAATCCGCAGGTGGCGTTTGAATTGATCAACCAGATCAAGCAGGAGCGGGACGCGGCCTGGGGGATTGTGAGCACGGCGAATCCGCCGGCGATGGCGGCCGAACTGCGGCAGAAACAAATCAACCGCTGGCTGGCGGTGTGGGGCCGGTGTTACTGGCAGCTGGCGGTGCTGACGTATCAGCATTTGAAGCCGGCGGAACTGGCGGAAATCATCGGGCATCCGCCGTTGTTGACGATGGAGAAGCTGTTGAAGCAACGGCTGCAGTTGCATTTCGACGCGAAGGGCCTGGACGAGGACTGGGTGGACACGCTGTTCAAGCATATCGTGGAGTTGATACAGATTGACAGCGGCGGGGAGATTGATCATTCCAAGCTGGTGGACATTCTGGTGGGATATTTGGACCCGAGCATCGGGCCGGAGATCATGACGAACAAGGCGGGGGCGGCGCAGGCGGTGTTCAAGGACGTGCGCGGGGAGGCGAGCCAGATCATGCAGGGGAACGAGGCGGTGTATTCCGAGAACGACCCGACGGCGCAGATGAAGCTGCAATTTTTGCAGCAACTGGTGAGCAACAATCCGGACTGGATGGCGGAGTTGCATCCGCAAAGTCCGCAGCATAATCCGCGGAAGGCGTTGCTGATGGAGAAGTACGCGAAGAATTTGCAGCAGAGCGTAAGCCAGCAGCAGAACAAGCAGATTGGGAGGATCGGGGTGAAGCCGATGGGACAGGGAGTTTAACCGCTAATGGACGCTAATAAACGCTAATTTGGAAACCAAAACACAACACAACAACGAAAGGGAACGCGCCATGAAGACAGTAGTGATATATCATCGGGCTGATTTCGACGGCATTTTTTGCCGGGAAATTGCGCGGAAGTTTATGACCCAAGGGGCAGAATTAATCGGGTGGGATTACGGGGACCCGGTGCCGGAATTACCGTCCGACTTGGAAAGTCTTTACATGCTGGACATCAGCGTGGAGGGATTGATGGATCATCCGCGGTTGATCTGGATTGACCATCACAAGAGCGCGATTGAAAAGTATGCCACGAAAGACGGAAAACCTTGGGCGAAACCGGGGATTCAAATGGACGGAGTGGCGGCGTGCCGTCTGGCGTGGCAATGGTTTTTTCCGAAAGAGCCGGGTGCATTCATTCCGAACCGACAGGACTTTGTTGACCGCAAGGTGATGGAGCCGCTGGCGGTGCGGCTGGCGGGCGAATACGATATTTGGGACAAACGGGACCCGGATGCGGAATTATTTCAGCATGGATTGCGGTCAAGGGAATTGAACGGCGGAGACTGGGACACCATGTTGATCACACAGCGTGACACGCAAATCGAGGACGATTTGGTGCGTGGCTTGCTGCATGCAGGTGAAGCGATCCAGTATGTGCAGACGGAGCAAAATGCGTCCATCATCAAGGCGTATGGTTTCGATGTGGAGTTTGAGGGGTTGAAGTTTCTGGCGTGCAATCATGCGCGGTTCAACAGCCAGTTGTTCACCGCGGGCGTGCGGCCGGAGCATGAGGCGCTGCTGGGGTTTAACTGGGACGGTCCGAAACAGGAATGGCGGGTGAGTCTGTACCACGCGGAGCACCGCAAGGATTTGGACTTGTCGCTGATTGCGGTGAAACACGGCGGCGGGGGGCATCGAGGGGCGTGCGGGTTTCGGGTGAAGACGCTGCCGTTTTTGCCGAAGGAGGTTAACCGCTAATGGACGCTAATAAACGCTAATTTTGGAACGAAGAAACAAACAACCAATGCAGTGAACACAACGAAAGGGAACACGCCATGCAAGAGAGATTTTGTGACAGATGCGGAAAACGCCTTGGGAAATTATGGCACGAAGCTGTATTGGTCAAGGTGAAGCAGGAATTGGAATCACAGACACATGTGGAGACTGCCAGGTGGGAGTTGTGTTCATCGTGTGCTGAAAAGGTCGAACTCACCGCCACTAATTTCTTCACACCGAAACGGAGGGTGAAATGATCCATCTGTGCGCGGGGGTGATCCGCCTCCGCCGAGGCTACGGCGGACAAGCTGGAGGTGGATTATGATTCACTTATGTACCGGCGCCACCGAGGGGTATCCGTGGCTGGATGGTTACGTGGCGAGCGTGATGCGGCATGTCCCGGTCAATGTCCAGATGAAGGGCGCGGCCGGTCCGGCGATTGAATTTCAGCCGCGTGTTTTTCTTTGCGGATTCAAGAATGCCCTGTGGCGCTATGAGCACGCCGGAACAAACCGGATCCTGCACGGGCTGCATGTGCCGGTGCCGGGGAACCGGTGCAAGAGTTTGCAGCACGGGGCGTTTCTGGATGCGTTGAATGCGGGGAGTCCGCGGGACATGGTGATCTTCACGGACGCAGACATGGTGATGCAGCGGCCGTTTACGTACGACGAGTTGTATGACTTCCATTTTACGGGCAAGGACGAGGTGTGGCTGGGGGTGAACGGGAAGGAGGGGGACACGCTTTTGGAGGAGGCCAGACTGTTGGAGGCCAGTTCAGTAAACCGGAAAGACCATGCAATTTTTGATTCGTGGATTTTTGAACAAATGTTTCCCGGCTGGCGCGAGCTGCCGGTCTGGAATTGCGGGGTGCTGGTGTGCCGGGTGGAGACGTATCGGCGGTTGCATGACATGGCGCGGGCGTTGTTGCCGGTGGTGGAGAGTGTGTTTGAACATTACGCGGCGATACAGTGGTGTCTGTGTTATTGCATCGGGCGGTGGCTGAAGCACCGGCTGCTGCCGCGGACGATTCATGTGCATGGGCACTTCGGACTGCCCCAAGACTGTTTTTTTGATGGAGAGGGGCGGGTCCGAATAGGCGGCGGGGCGCGGGGCGCGGGGCGCGAGGAAGAGGGCGAACTGGCGGTGTTCCGGCATTGTTTGAATTTGACGCCGGAGAAGGGGCCGGGACCAGAAAATGTCAGCACAGCCGAGACGGCTGCGCCACCCGCAGAGGCTGCCCGGAAATTAAGATGAGCGCGAAGGCGGGCAAGGAATATTATCGGGAGTGGAAGCGGCGTCAGGCGCCGCGCAACCAGGCGCACTGGCTGGAGGGCCGCAAGTTGCGGGAGGCGTTTGAAGCGGTGAAACTGAGGACGCAGAGCGAGGCGGCGCAAGTGCTGGGGATGAGTCAATCGAGGTTCCAGCAGATGGAGCGGGAGATTTGGTGGAAGATCGCGGTGCGGATGAAGGACCCGGGGTTCATGCCGGCGAAGTACAAATGCAGCCAGCTTTAACCACGGATGGACACGGATAAACACGGACGGGAAAATTGAACAGAAGCAAACGAAGTAAACCAAGAACGAAAGAGAACGCCAAATGAAATCAAACAGGTTTGTGGTCGGGTTTATGTTCGACAGGTCGATGTCCAACGTCGTGCTCATACGGAAGCAGAAACCGGAGTGGCAACGAGGACTGTTAAACGGGGTGGGCGGCAAGATAGAGAACGGCGAAGGCGCCATGGAAGCCATGTGCCGCGAGTTCCACGAAGAGACCGGGGGCTCGCATACCGTATGGCATCAGTTTTGCATCATGGGCGGGGTCAATAACGACGGTGCGGAATTTGAGGTGTGGTTTTTTTGGAGCGTGGGCGAACCGCATCGGTTGACTTCGATGGAAGCAGAGCAACTGGAGGTGGTGCCGGCATCGGTGGTGGCGTCAGGCGCTGAGAAGACAATTGGCAATTTGCCGTGGCTGGTGGCGCTGGCGATTGATTGCGGCAAAGGAGTCTATCCGCCCACAAAAGTAGTCGCGCAGTACGGCGCGCAACCATTTGCGGAGACAATATGAAAGTGCTTTCTATCCGGCAGCCATGGGCATGGCTGATCGTAAATGGGCACAAGGATATCGAAAACCGTAACTGGCCGACAAACCAGCGGGGCCGGATACTGATTCATGCAAGCAAAATGATGACCCGTGACGATTATGATGCGTGCGCTATTTTTGTAGCCGGCATTTCGAGCATACAAATCCCAGGTTATAATGATCTTAAGCGGGGTGGAATCGTTGGACAAGCAAACCTGGTGGACTGTGTAAGTGCATCGGACAGCCCTTGGTTTTGTGGAGAATTTGGGTTTGTCCTACAACAGGCCAAACCGTTGCCGTTCCAGCCGCTTAATGGGGCGCTGGGATTTTTTAGCGCGGAAATAACTGAACAATTAAAACTATGAAATTACCTGAATGGGTGGTGCGGATGCGGCTGGGGGTGGTGACGCCGGATGCGAACGGGGGGGTGAGTTTGATGCGGGCGCTGGGGCCGCTGTCGGCGATGGCGCGGGAGGATCGGCGGCTGGAACTGGTGCTGCCGCATTCAACGGGTCAGGGCGAGCGCAGCATGGGTTGGAGCTGGCTGGCGGGGTTGGACGCATTGTTCATGAGCGCGCCGTACACGCGGCATCATGGCAACCTGGCGCGGATGGCGAAGATGATGGGTCTGCCGGTGTGGGTGGACTGGGATGATGACCTGTGTTGTGTGCCGATTTATAATCCGAACTGCGGGGCGTTCAACGCGGAGGAGATCCGGCCGGTGCTGGACACGCTGGTGAACTTGGCGGACGTGGTGACGGTGAGCACGGAGGAGATCAAGCGGAGAAGGACGCCGGAGGGAAACTTCGGCGAGTCGCCGAAGTTGACGGGCGGGTCGCCCGTTCCACCCGGGGAGGGGAAGATCAGGGTGCTGCCGAATGGATGTCAGTGGCCGTTTACGGAGGGGCCGCGGACGAAGCGGATTGTGTGGCGGGGCTGGGGGAATCATGACGCGGATTTGCTGGAGGTGTTGCCGGCGATTGAGGCGGTGGCGCGGGACCCTAAGAATGCGGCGTGGAAATGGGCGTTCCTGGGCGAGCCGCCGTGGCAGGTGAGCGAGGCGATACCGTCGGGGAATCTGGAGCATGACACAGGGGCGGACCCGATGCTTTACATGGGGATGTTGTGTCATTTGCGGCCGTGGCTGCAGATTGTGCCGCTGAAGGAGAACGGGTTTAATAGGTGTCGGAGCAACCTGGCGTGGATCGAGGCGAGTTGCGCGGGGGCGATCACGCTGGCGCCGGCGTGGGAGGAGTGGTTGAGGCCGGGGGTGAGGAATTACGATGGAGGGCGCGGGGCGCGGGGCGCGGGGCGCGAGGGGGAAGTGTATGATGGGCCGGACAGTTTCAAGAATTGTTTGCAGCGGGCGATCAATGATTTCGCGCTGGGCCAGGCGATGGCGTTTGCGAAGGGCGGGACGCGAATGATGGACGGGGCGCGGGCGATTCACAGTGACGTGGAGGAGAGCCGGGCGTGGATCAAGGAAAACGTGGCGGGGAAGAAACTGAATGAGGTGCGGTGGGAGATAGTGAACGGGTTTGTGGCGCGGGTCGCGGGGCGCGAGGGGGAGAAGAAGAGTTAACCGCTAATGAACGCTGATGGACGCTAATTATGATGGACGTGGAACATTTGAATCGGACATTTCCAAAGTATCCAATCACAGTGACGGATAAAGGATGGGTTTACGGAGTGTGGTATTGCCCCACGGCGTGGATGAAGACGCATTTTTACGGGCAATTTCCGCTGACGTTTTTGAAACGGGTTCTGGCGCTGTTTCCTGGAGCAAAAGACATCCTGCAGTGCCCATGTGGGACACTGAGCGGTCCTGGGGTGACGGTGGATTTGGTCCGGGACGCGCAGCGTAACCCACAAATCATTGCCAGCGCGGAGAAGCTGCCGTTTAAGGAGGCAAGTTTTGATTTGTATATCAGCGATCCGCCATACTCAAACGCAGATTCAGAGAAATACGGCACGCCGCCGTTCAAGCTGAAGAAGGCGATGGATGAAGCGCGGCGCGTGCTACGACCAGGCGGATATTACGCACTATTGCACACACGCTATCCTTCATTCAAGCGTGCAGACTGGAATTTCATAGCATTGATCGGGGTTGTCACTGGAGCGAACCGAATGATTCGGTTATTCTCCATCTTCCAAAAGCCGCTATGAACATGGAAAAGATTGATACAATTCGGCAGCGGTTACGCGCAATTTTTGATTTTGTGCGGCCGGAGCGATGGCGGAAGAAGCGGCGGATGGAGGACGCGGAGCTGCTGGCGGCGCTGGGCCGGATGGCGGAGGGGGACGCGGCGGCGCGGTCGCTGATGGAACTGGTGACGGACCAGTTTGAGCAGGAGATGCAGGGGTTGTTGAGCGGGCGGATCCGGCAAAGCCGGGTGGAGTATCAGCGGGGCCGGGCGGCGGCGTTGTATGCGCTGCTGGACCGGGTGGAGGCGGCGCGGGAGGAGGCGAGGGAGGCGCGGCTGGCGGAAATGAAGAGAAGGGAGCAGGAAGAGCAAGGCAACCGCTAATCTGCGCTGATTGACGCTGATTGACTCTGATGACATACGGATCGATATGTTCCGGGATTGAGGCGGCGACGGTGGCATGGAGTCCGCTGGGTTGGAGTTGCGCGTTCACGGCGGAGATCGAGCCGTTTCCTTGCGCGGTTTTGAAGCAGCATTACCCGGACACACCGAATTATGGCGACATCACGAAATTCCGAGACTGGCCGCGAGAACGAATTGACGTTCTTATTGGAGGCACGCCCTGCCAGAGCTTCAGCGTCGCCGGACTGCGAAAGGGACTGGCAGATCCGCGTGGCAACCTTGCCCTCACATTTCTGGCCATTGTTGAGCGGCTGGCTCCCACCTGGGTCGTTTGGGAAAATGTCCCCGGTGTGCTGTCATCCGCAGGCGGACGGGACTTTGGCTCCTTCCTTGGAGGGCTGGGGGCCGTCGGGTATGGGTTCGCCTACGCAGTTTTGGACGCTCAATACTTCGGACTGGCGCAGCGGCGGAAGCGCGTGTTCGTTGTCGGCCATATTGGAGGACAGTGGCAGCGTGCCGCGGCGGTTCTTTTTGACGCCGCGAGCCTGTGCGGGCATCCTGCGCCGGGCCGAACGCCGGGGCAAGGAACTGCCCCCACAATTAGCGCACGCACTAAAGGCGGTGGCGGGCCTGGAAGCGATGCCGACTGCGATGGAGCCGTAATTGCGATCGGATTCGATTCCAAACAGGGCGGGGACACGCAACTGGGTTATACGGAGAACGGGAGTCCGCCGTTGAAGGGTAAGGCCAGGCATGCGGTGGCGCAGAGCCTCCGCGCTGATGGATTTGACGCGAGCGAGGACGGAACGGGGCGGGGAACGCCGATTGTCATTGCCCACGGTCAGGCTGGGGCGGAGATGGTCAGCGACGGCTCGCCGTCGCTGACGTGCAACCATGAGGCGCCGATTGTTTTTGACACCACGCAGGTGACGAGCAAGGGAAATTATTCGAGTCCGAAGGCCGGTGATGCGTGTCATCCGCTGGCAGAAGGAGGCCATGCGCCGGCGGTGGCGACACGAATGGCCGTGCGGCGGCTGACGCCGAGGGAATGCGAGCGGTTGCAGGGATTTCCCGATGATTACACGCTGGTGACGTATCGCGGCAAGCCGGCGTGCGACGGGCCGCGGTATCGGGCGCTGGGAAACAGCATGGCGGTGCCGGTGATACGATGGCTGGGGGAGAGGATACAGGCGGTGGAAAATTTGAGATCGGAGATTTGAGATTTCAGAAACGGAGGGGAGGGTGAAACTCATTTTGAGTGGTTTGGAGGTTTTTGGGGTGGTTTGGAGGGGTTTGGGGGGGCGGTGGTAATAGATTGGCTTGTGAGGACGGGAGGGAAGGCGGACAACATGGCGAATAACTCAGCAACTTGGCGCTGAGTCAAATAAACAAAACCATGTTATGCCTGCAAATGTATTGAATCGGCCGGGTTCTCCGAACGCCCTCCGCGTCGCCAGCAACGGCGCGGGAAACGGAAGCGCGGCACTGTCGTTCACGGCTCCGGCCGGGGACGGGCCGGTGCCAAAGTCGTCACTGGAAACCATGCTGGCGGGAATCGATCCAGGGAAGACTCAATTTCAAGACGGTTCCAATACTGCGGCCGATGATTCGGCGGCACCTGGAGCGGGCGCAGATCCGAACGCGGCGCACGCGGCAGGGAAAGGCGGGGCGGCGGACGAGGGAAACGCAGACGGAGCCGGAAGTTCCACAGAAGGACACGAAGGTGGACAAGCCGGAGCAGAGACGGATGAGGAGAGAGCGGCGCGGGAGGCGGCGGAGGCCGAGGCCCGGGCCGGGGAGACACCGGAAGAGAAGGAAGCGCGCGAGGCGGCGGAGGCCGAGGCGGCGCAGGCGCAGGCGGACAGCGGGTATGCCGGGTTGACGGACGAGGCCAAAGCCCACGTGACGGAACTGGCGGAGCTGCTGGCGGCGGGACAATTGCAGGTCGGTGAGGTAAAACGCATCGGCAAACTGGTGGTGCAATTGCGGCAGACGGAGGCGACGGCGGAGACGTTGCAGCAGCGGGTTACGGAGCTGGAGACGCAACTGGCGAGCGCGCCGGCGGAGGCGGCGGCGTCGGCGAGCACGAATCCGTTCGCGGGCGTGGTCAAGAACGCGGCGGACCTGGACAAGATGCGGGCGGAATGCCTGAAGGCGATGGCGTGGGCGGCGCGGAATCCGAACGGCGGGACGTATGAAGGCCGGGAGGTGAACGCGGACCAGGTGATTGACATCGGCATCGAGGCGAACGAGGCGTTGCAGGTGCATTTGCCGAACCGGGAAAAGGAACTGGTGGCGGGACGGCAATCGGCAGCGCAACGGGAGCGGGTGTCCCAAAACATACGGTCGCATCCGAAACTGGCGTGGGTTCATAACGCGGAGGATCCGCTGGGGCGCCGGGCGCAGATGTTCATGGGCACGGCCGAGGTGCGGAATCATCCGCTGGGTCCGATGGTGGGCGTGATGCTGGCGCTGGGGGAGAAGGCGCTCAACGAGATGGTGCAGGTGAAGCCTGTGCTGGGCGCGGGGCGCGGAACGCCGGGCGCGAGGCCGGTCAGCACAGGCCAGAGGCCTGCGGCACCAGCAGCCGGGGGCGTGCGTAGAGGTTTACCAGCCGGCGGGGGTTCAGCGGGGGCGCGGCAGCCGAGCAGCAAGAGCGAGATTGCGAAGGCGATGGAAAAGGTGTCGAAAACTCATTCAAAGCAGTCGTTTGCGGATTTCCTGGAGAAAGCGGTCCCGCAGGGTCAAAGGCCCGGGGCGGGAAGACGGTAGGGACGGCGGATTTTGGTTGGGAAGTTCCCGGCAAGTTGCCGGAAACGACGGGCGGGTCGCCCGTGCCACCCCAGAACCTGGCCGGCCCGGAAGGAAAGAAATAACATGGCATTGACATTGGAACCAGGGTTGCGGCAGCCGAATGCGCTGTACGACAACATCACAATTGAAGATTACATGGACACGATTGACCGGGTGCAGCCCGAGTTGACGCCCATGTATTCGATGGCGGGCAGGGAAATGGATCTGACGGCCACGGAGTTTGCGTGGAACGTGGACACCATTCCGGTGCCGTTGGGCGCGCTGGGCGTGGCGGACGGCGAGGACGTGGCGAGCGGCAATTCGCCGGTGCGCGACGTGACGACGAACATGCGGAAGATGGGCAACGTGGGGCAGGGTTTCCGCCGGGCGTACGGCGCGGGCTGGATAGCGCAGCGGATCCCGAACATTGCCGGCGTGGGCAAGGGCAACATCATCAGCCGCGGCCGGGCGGACGCGTATGTGCTGCTGAAGCAGGACGCGGAGTGCGCGCTGGCATCGGTGGACCAGGTGGCGTATCTGGATTCCGGCGTGGCAACGGGCAGCCTGATGAGCGGGATGCGCAAGATGATCGACAACGCCAATTCGTATGCGAGCCCGAGCGGGTTCACGTACGGGGCGCCGACGGACATCCAGTTTGCGGCGACGGGGGCGTTCACGACCGGGGCGAGCATGGCGACGAGTTTCAACTTGAGCGCGATGCGGAGCATGAGCAAGGCGTTGCGGAAGAGCGCGGCGGCGGCCGGGGATTATGTGTTCCTGACAGGGCTGGATTTGCGCGAGCAGATCACGTTCCTGACGGACCCGCAGACGGCGACGGTGACGGGCGGCGGCATCGCGGCGACGCAGGTGCGGATGCTGCAGCAGCAGATCCAGGACAGCGAGCTGGGGATCAGCATTGATGTCATTCGCACGGACTTCGGGCGGTTTGCGGTGGTGGAAAGCCGGTTCATCGGCACCACGACGACGAACAGCACGGGGGGCGCGGTGGCATCGAGCGGGAACCGGTCGACGCGGGTGTTCCTGGAGGCGCCGAAGGCGGCGTACATCCTGAAGAAGGGGATGTTTGCAAAACGCTGGGGCGTGCCGATGTTTGAAATGCCCCTGCCGGACAACGGCGGCGGCGACACGTTCGACGTGAAATGCCTGCTGAGCCTGGTGGTGTACAACCCGATGTATTTCGGGATGTTCTATTACACGGGTTAGGCTGTGCAGGGGACTGTCCGGCGGGTCGCCGGACAGATCGGGCGGGTCGCCCGAGCCACCCCGGAAAGAAAACAAGTTTCCGCCGATACTGGCGTTTCGGCGGGAAACGGGAAGTTAGTAGTTGTTCGTTCAATGGTTGGTCCCGTCGGCCGCTTGCGGCGGCCGGCGGGGCTTTCCCAAAGGGCGCGGAGAAGGAAACGGAATGTTCAGCATGACCGAACAGGGCCGGGGGCCGGCGGCGAAGCAACGTCCGAAGGACATTGTGGGGCTGGCGGAGTTTTGCGAGAGCCAGGGGATGGATCCGCGGCGGGCGTTTGACGTGATGCGGACGCTGGCGGACAAACAGGTGCTGCATTGCGCGGTGGCGGAGGCGAAGCTGGGCCGGGCCTCGCAGGTGATGGAGCGGACGGCGCGTCCGCTGGAGGACGACGGGCATGAGTGGGGGCGCATCGAGGCGCGGATTCCGCAGGCGGTGTGGTTTCAATTGCAGCAGCAGGAGAATTTTGGGTTTGAGGGGCTGATGAGCGACGAGGGGATGCGGGATATTTTGAAGCGGTGGCCGCAATGCCGGGTGAAGGCGGTGAGCGGCAAGGTGACGGGCGTGGGGTTTGGGGCGGGGCCGCGGACGGTGGTGAAGAATTATGGTTGAGAGTTGAGAGTTGAGAGAAAAGGCAAATTATGATTTTGATACAGGGGTATATTGGGGACAAGCCGATCACGGCGGATTTGTCGAAGGACCTGGCCATTGCGGCGTATAATTACCGGGCGCACGCGCTGATTGTGAGCCTGAGCACGGCGAGCGCGGGGGCGTATGTGGAGGTGTTTGACTGCACGAGCGCGGCGGACGCGGGGAATGCGGTGGACGGCTCGAACACGCCGCGGTACAGCTCCTGGGTGCCGGCGGGCGACACGTTCAGCCTGACGCATTCGCAGTTTTATCGGGGTCTGTATGTGCGGTGTGTGAGCAACCAAAGCACCGGCGGGGTGCTGGGCACGCTGATAGGGACCGCGTGGGCGAAGATCACGGCGGAAGGATTGAGGTGGCCGGTGAGTGGCACATAATTTTGGATTTATGATTTACGATTTGCGATTGAAGGCGGGGATCGTATTAGCCGCGATGTTATGCCTGGCCGTGCGCCTGCCTGCGCAGGGGGTGGGCGGAGGCGGGATTGTGATCAGTCCCGGGGGCGGGAGCAGCACGGGGGGCGCGACAAACGGGATCCAGCAGTCCAACGGACACGGCACCAACACGACGCTGGTGACGCCAACCATCAGTTTGAACAACGGAAGCACCGCCACCACATTCACTTTTCCTGCCACGAGCAACACCAATACCGACCAGGTTATGTATGTGACCGGCTCTCCTTTCACTTCTGGGGCGAGTGTTGGATTTAAGATGCAGACCACCAATCCCATTGCGGGAAACATTGACGCCAACGGATATTATGTGGTTGACCCCATCGCAATGAACGTCGGCATGATTGGGATGCAAGGGCCGAACTTCGATACACCCATGATGGGTTACATGATAGCCAATTCTCCGTGGCCTCTTGGTATCTTGCACGCTCATTCGGGCTACAACACCTACAACATAATGACCGTCGGTGACACGACCAACGGAGATTTGGTTGAGATTCCCTATGAGTCTGGCGTCGTTGGCACCGTTCCCCATCAGCCCTTAACTACTGGGTATAGTATTGGTGGAACGAACATCTATTTTCAAGCGGCAACTGTTTCCAAGTTGTTTGAAGTGAACCAGAATAACGGCAACGTGGAAGTGTATAATCCGGCCAGCGGCATATTCACCGTTTTGACTCCGATAAATACAACTTTTGGTCAGGTTTTTAAGGCCAACGGCAGGTTGAACACAGCCAATGCGATTGACCCGGCAGATGTTGGCCCGGCGAACTTTGGAAATGCAACCGTTCAGGCCACCAATTTCTTTCTAAAATCGGCAAACTCGACCGCCGCAGCTACGCTATCTGGATACTTCGATGTGTCCGGGACTGAAGGCATATTGATGGGTGCAGCCAACTTTGGAGAAGTGGTATATGATGGTTCCACTGTTATGTTTTGCATGGGATTAAACTCTCATACATTCGGGGATGGTGGCATATTTCCAACTGGTGGCAACGGCAATGGTGGCGGAAATGACAATACGTGGGACATAGGACTCACTGGCGCACCGACAGTCACAGCCACAGACAATTATTCCACCAATAATCACGCGTGGCTAAAGGTTGCAATGTGGAGACCACAAAGTCCTTTTGATTTAAAAATTGCAGGCCAGACTGGAGCAAAGACCATTAATTTTCCTTCTGGAAGTATTCGTATTGCAGCGGCTGGATCAAGTGTCGTCTTAACGGACAATCTTATTACTACTAATTCTATTGTCTATCCCGTAATCGCAACGCATGACACTACCGCAACTTCTTGTCAGGCAGTTCCAGCAACAGGAAGTTGCACATTCTTTTTGAACGCCGCCGCAACCGGCGAAGTGGAAATAAGATTCTTAGTGTGGAATGCCAGTCAATAATCGAGCCGCATGGTCAAGCTGATGAAACCGAAGCGCAAACGTGAGAAGTTGAGGCGGGGAAGCCAGACTTTTTCGCGGGATTATGTGCCGACGAACGGCGGCGTGCGGGTGAGCAAGCCGAAGGGTAGGAAGAAGGGAAAGAAGAAGTGATGTCCGAGCCCTGGCCGGCAATCATCGGGTGCATGTTGACGTTTGTGCTGAGCGCGCTGCTGATGGCGACGGGCTGGCTGCTGCGGACGGTGCTGGGCCTGGACAAGCGGCTGGTGAAGATCGAGACGATCAATTCGCTGTACTCGGAGCGGGTGGCGACGGTGCTGCACTCGCCGCACACGCCGGAGATGGACGTGTTGCTGGAAAAGTTCCGGGACGAATACATCCGGCGGCATTACGAGCTGACGCCGGCGGAATGGCAGAAGCTGGCGGAGTTGACGGAAGCGATTGTGAATGACGAGCTGCTGGCGAAGGGCGAGCGGCAACTGGCGGCATGGATCAACGCGGTGTGCGCGCACAAGCTGTTGAAGGACCCGAAACCGTATCCGAACATATGAACTGGAAACAATGGAAACTGGGGTTGTTTGTGGCGGTGCTGACGGGCCTGGCATCGGGGTTGGTGGGGGCCCTGGCGGGGCTGGCGGTGGGCCTGACGCGGCAGCAGATTTACATTTTGTTCGCGGTGAATCTGGGGGTGGCGATTGGGAAGGATTTGCTGCTGTTTTTGCAGCAGCATCCGGCGGACCAGGTGAATTTTGACACGGTGCATACAACGAAGACGCAGACGGTGGAGACGACGGTGAAGACGCCGAGTGTGGGGACGGACGGAAAGGCGGGAAGTTAACCGCTAATCTGCGCTGATGAACGCTGATTGGGAAACGGAAACGAAAGGCAAAACAGAATGAAAATGACGAAGAAGATTCAGATGGTGCTGGCGGTGATCGTGGCGACGGGGGTGGTGGCGGGGGCGCTGCTGACGGCGTGCAGCACGAGCCAGACGACGGCGGCGTACAAGGGGGAGGTGGCGACGCAGACGGCCGTGGCCGCGGCGATGACGGGCTGGGGCGTGTATGTGGGGATGTATCATCCAGGCACGAACGAGGAGCAGAAGGTGTTCGACGCCTTTCAGATTTACAAGCAGTCGGAACTGCTGCTGATTGATTCGACGGCGAGCCTGGCGAACAATCCGACGAACACGACGACGAGCCAGGCGGCGCTGAACGCGGTGGCGGCGGCGCAGCTGGATCTGTTGAATTTGATCACGAGCCTGACGAACGGGAGTCCGTGGACGAACACCGTAAGGTGAATTAACCACGGCTGAACACAGATAAACACGGATTTTGAACAGAAGCAAACGAAGAAAAACGAAGAGAAAGAACAAGATTATGACACCGGCAACGATCATGGCATTTGCAACGATCATCGAGTTTGCGATTCAGTATGCGCCGACGATGATTGCGGATTTACAGCGGCTGTTTGCGTCGGGGAATCCGACGCCGGCGGACTACGCGGCGCTGCGGGCGCAGGTGAGCGCGGAGACTTATGCGCAGTTTGTGCCGGGCAGCGATCTGCCGAAGGCGGAACTGGCGGCGGAGGAAGCGTCGGCGGCGACGGGAAACTGAGCGGACATGTCAGCACAGCCGGGACGGCTGCGCCATCCGCAAGCATGGGAATAAAATTATGAGCATTGGACTGGCATTTTGGGTGCTGATGTTGGTGTGGCTGGCGGTGGGTTGCGCGACATCCGACCGGCGGTCGTGGCCGACGAACATCGCGCTATTCATCCTGCTGGCGCTGTTGGGCTGGCAGGTGTTTGGGTCGGCGATTCACAAATAGTTCAGAGTTGACGGTTGAGAGCGGGAAAGAAAGCAAGTGCATCCGTACGACGACAATCATGATGACGGGGACATGGAAACGACCAGCCGGGACTGGCTCGACTGGCTGATTTTCTGTGTCCTCATCATTTTGGTGTTTGTGGGGCTGGTGCTGATGGCGAGCGGATGCGCCACAAACAATGTCAGCACAGCCGGGACGGCTGCGCCACCCGCGCCACCGATGCCGCCGCCGGCGGTGATGCTGGTGCTGAGGAGGAGCGGGCTGGGGCCGACAAACGGACAGACGGAGTGTTTGACGAACATGGCGGGGAAGGTGCGGTGTTTTACGGTGACGAATCCGACGCCGGCCGTCAACGGGATGGTGGTGACGTTTGCATTCACGAACACGACCAACACGCATTACCACATCTGGGGCAGCGAGGACATGAAGCACTGGACCGCCGTCACTGACTTCTGGTGGGCGGGACCGGCGGTGTGGCGCATGACCAATCTATACGCAAACCACCCGGCGTGGTTTGTGACGGGAACTTTTTAACCGCTAATCAACGCTGATGGACGCTAATTCTGAAACGAAATTGCCGAAAGCGAAGGCGGACGCGGAGCAGTTACGGAAGGAACTGGCGAATGTAATTGACCGGTGGGCGAAGGAGAGTGATTTGACGATGATTGAACTGCTGGGGGTGTTGAGGATGACGGAGGAGAATTTTTTGCAGAGCTGGCGGGAGAGCTAAGATGAATGAAGACGACGACGTATTTAAACATCCTGAACCAGGCGGCGGAGATGGCGGGCCGGACGCGGGACAAGATTCCGTCGGCCGAAGGGCTGATGCTGATGAATTTTTTGGGGATGGAACTGGCGAGCATGTGGAACCGGTGCTGCTGGCCGGAGTTGTGCGACAATTTGCAGAGTTACACGCCGGTGGTGGGCACGAACAACACGGCGACGGTGAGCAAGAACGAAGGCGCGGGGGCGACGGAGATCGGGGACGTGCTGGGGTGCTGGAGCGCGGACCCGCGGGGCACGGCGCAGGCGGCGCGGCAGATAGATTTTGAGATCGGGAACGGGCAGATTTACCTGCTGGGCCGGTGGTGCGGTCCGACCCCGGGCGGGAATGTGTGGATTGACTGGCAACTGCCGGCGCCGGACCTGGTGGGGATTTACAACACGGCCGGAGGCGGGACGGCGGGCCAGGCGGCGTTGTATGCGACGGTGATCCCGGTGCGGTTCAACATTCCGTTGAGCTGCAAGGGGGCGAGCTGGCTGTTGAAGGCGGACGGGCTGACGCAGCAGGCGCTGGTGGTGGACCAGGGGGCGGAGATGGAACTGGACCGGCAGTCCGGCGCGCCGGAGATGACGATGCCGCGGTGGCGGAGGAATGGGAGAAGAAGGTGATTTTGGATTTCGGATTTCGGATTTGCGATTTTGGATTGACAGAAATGTGTCAACGGTAGTAGAAGCGTGGAATGAACTACAACACGCCAGCAGACAATTCAAAATTACAAATTCAAAATGCAAAATGGTGGACAGGAAGGCAATGGATGCGCGGTCTATGGACCGCGGTTACGATATTGGGATTGATTATGCCGGCAATGGCACAACCAGCGAGCGGACAGGTTTATCAACTGGAAGACGGGGACGAATATTTCCAGAAGGTGAATGACCGGGACGCGCCGCAGGTATTGCCGCCGGGGGTGGCGGCGGCGGCGATGAACCAGCGGTTTGAGAACGGGCAATGCCTGCCGCGATACGGGGTGGGCAGCCAGGAATGGGGGAGGGTGGACAGGGGTTTGGTCTCGCAAAATCCAGTGAGGGGCATACCGCAGTATCTGGGCGCACACACGAGCCCGCCACTGCCGCCGGCGACGTGGAATTATTACCAGATTTCGGGGTTCATTGTGGGGAGAACGTACTATGCCTTTCCGTTTGTGAAGTTCACGAATCCGGCAGAAGGAGTGACGGTACAGGCGTTTGCCGGCCTGACGACGCAAGCTCCTTCGTTTGGGACTGAACCGACCGGGCCGTATATACAGCCGGGCCTGTTCGTCGCCACAGCAACCACGTATTACCTGTATTTTTACGCGAACAACTCGGTCTCTCCCACTGACGGGCTGGTGAGCGATATTTATCAGGTCCAGAATCCGCGGGGCTATTCGAGGTGGACGGCGGAGGATGGGACGGACAATTGCGTGCTCTTGACGGATGATCCGCGGGACCAGGCGGGGGAGGACGGCGGGGTGGGGCGGGCGTGGCGGATCAATCCGGGCAACATTCCGCAGGCGATCCCGTTGAACGGGCAGGACGTGTGGGGTGAGTGCCGGCTGATACCCTGCTTGAACGGGCTGATCCTGCTGCGGCATGGGAATGAGCGGCATTATTTCGGGGCGGCGGCGGTGAACACCAGCACGGGGGTGATCACGTTGAACGGGCCGCAGGCGTGGAACAATGCGGAACTGGTGCTGTTCAACATTGCGACGCCGGCGAGCCAGCTTTACGGGGCGCAGCCGAACACGCAATATTACGTCAAGAACGTTACGGCGACGACCATCAAGCTGTACACGGACTCCGGGTTGAGCACGCAACTGACGTTCCCGAGCAGCCCGGCCAGCGTGGGGACGTTTTATCTGGAACGGCAGGCGGTGAATCCGGGCGCGTATGGGAACGTGCCGCCGGGGTTGCTGATGCAGAACACCAGTTCGCAGACCAGTTTTCAGGCGGGATTTTCGCCGGCGCCGGTCAATTGCGCGATCACGGCGACGAACGGGACGACGCATCTGGTGACGGCGCCGAATCACCGTCTGGTGCCCGGGGACCAGGTGACGCTGACGGGGATCACGGCGAGCAGCACTCCGGTGACGACGGCGTATGCGTGTCCGCTGAGTCCGGGCACGCTGTTTTTGTTCACGACGGAGGCGGAGGCGATTGCGGGCGGGGTGAACGGCGGGACGGGATTGATTTTGGTGGATGGATCGTTGACGGGGACGCTGCAGAAGCAGGCGGCGAGCGGGGTGCCGATGCCGGGCGGGCGCGAGGGGATTTACCTGCTGCAACGGGTGATCATCGTGAACGGGTTCAACAATATTTTGATTTCGGACCCGGTGGATCCGCTGCATTTCACGCCGATGACGGGGACCATCACGGCGAACCTGGGGGACAATGAAAGCGTGGTGGCGGTGCATCCGCTGGCGTATGACACGCTGTTGATCGGGTTCAACTCGCTGATTTTGGCATTGCAAAATTTGAGCCAGGCGCAGGCGAATTGGGCGCTGGTGGAAGTGACGCGGGAATATGGGTGGACGAGCCCGCTGTCCGTGACGCATGTGGGGTCGGACGTGTGGGCGGTGGGACGGAAGGGCGTGGTGAGCATCCAGCAGACCGAGTTTGGGCAAATTTCCGGGGTGGCGCTGCCGGTGAGCGACGAGATCCGAAACACGCTGGGGCAGGTATTGTGGTCGAAGGCGGGCAGCGCGTGCGCGCAATCGTGGAACAACCGATTTTTTGTGGGACTGCCGTTTCGGAGCCAGCCGATTGCGCCTGGGGCGACGATTTTGAACAACACCGTGCTGACGTACAGCACCATCAATCAGGGCTGGGAGACAGGGGGCGGGACGGGGTGGACGGGGCCGTTCATGAATCCGAAGGCGTTTGCGCGGCTGAAGATTGACGGGGACGAGCGGTTGACGTGGGTGGACCAGGCGACGGGGTTTGTGTGCTGGTACAGCGACGATTTCACGGACAGCGGGCTGGACATCCAGACCAGCCTGACGACGCGGGCGTATTTTCACGACCGGCAGGTGCTGGCGCTGCCGTGTTTGATCAACTGGGACACGTTCGCGCCCAGCCTGACGGTGAGCTGGAAGAACCGGAGTTACAACAGCGGGAACGTGATGGCGTCGGGTTTCACGTATTCGGACCAGCAATATTCGACGACGAAACCGCCGGACAACGATTTCACGCAGCCGGACCGGCAGGATTATTCGATGAACATTGACGCGGGGCTGTACAGTCCGGGCGTGCCGTTTGACGTGCATCAGAACCACATCGAACCGTTCTGGCTGCGGGCGCGGGGGCGGAGTCCGCAACTGGTGATAGCGAACGCGAAGGGAAGCAGCCGGGTCAACAGCGTGCAGATTTATGCGAATCCGGTGGGGTTGCCGGCGAGGAGTCAGACGTGATGAATTTTGGATTTCGGATTTCGGATTGGCGATTGAGGACGGCGAGTATTTTGCTGTTGTCGGGGATTTTCGCGCGCGCGGCGAGCACCAACGGGTTTACGGTGACGGTGTATCGGGGTTACACGTTTTCGCCGGGGGAACTGCCGACGACGGAGAAGCTGAATCAGGCGGGGCAGCCGAGCCTGGCGATTGGCGGGACAAACTTGAACGTGCCGATCGGGGCGAAGAGCATTGACGGGTCGCAGTTCACGAACTCGCTGCCGGACGGGGCGACGCTGGATTTCAACGGCAGCGTGCCGCGGGCGCTGGAGATCAAGAGCGGCGGGGTGGGGGTCAACCAGTTCAACGGCAGCAGCCTGGGGGCGGGGCTGACGGGCGGGAGTGGCAGCGCGGTGAGCGTGGATTTTCATTCCGTGCTGGACACGACGGTTTTCGGGGTGACGGCCGGGAAGCTGAATTTTGCCGGGCAATCGTCCGATTTGCTGCTGGGCAAGACGCCGGGCAGCATTTTGGGGACGCCGAGCGGGACGAACGTGCTGGACCTGGCCGTCACGCTGCCGCTGGCAATCACGCCGCAGGGTCTGGCGCTGTCCACGCTGGTCACGAACCGGTTTTACGGGCCGGGGGCGGGGTTGTATCCGCCGTTGACGCACAATTACGGGACCGTGCCGCGGCGGGTGCATTGGGTGATGATTTGCCTGGCGGCGCAAAGCGGGTGGGCGGTGGGCGATGAAATGGACATCAAATGCCTGCGGATGAACAATCAATCGGACCCGAACGGGTATGGGTTGTTTTTCGCGCAAATTGCGGACCGGACGAACGTGTTTTTGGATCAACCGAGCCAGGTGTTGTGGTTGATCAACAAGACGAACGGCCAGCCGACGCTGGTGACGGCGAGTGATTTTGGATTGAAAGCGTATGTGGGGAACTAAGCATATGGTTAAAGAGTTGATGGTGGATTGCCGGAGACGCGTGGTGGTGGCCTTTGCGCTGCTTTCAGCCATCATCTCCCAACCATCAACCAGTTTCGCGCAACTCACGGCGACGGTGAGTCCGGGGTACACGTTTGCGCCGGGGGAGGCGCCGACCACGGCCACATTGAATCTGCTGGGGCTGCCGGGGATTGCGATTTCCGGCACGATCGCGGGCAGCGCGGCGCTGGCGCCGAACAGTGTGACCGGCGATTTGCTGAAGGACTCGGTGGTGGACGGGATCACGCTGGGGTTCAACGCGGCGAGTCCGCGTCAGCTCGAAGTGACGAACGGCGGGGTGGGGCCGAACCAGGTTTCGACGAACCTGGCCGGGGCGGGGATTGGCGGCGGCTGGAACGGGGTGACGGGCGTGCCGTTGTTTGTGAATTACCTGGGGGTCATCAATACGAACCAGTTTGCGGTGGACGGCGGCGGGCATTTGATTTTGGCGGGGACCAGCAACGCGGTGCCGAGCGGGAGCGGGGCGCAGGTGCCCTGTGTATCGCCGATGGCGGTCGTGGCCGGCGGGACGCTGCAGATCACGAATTTCACGTACGGGCCGATTACGTTTACGAACCACGGCGGGCTGGTGGCGAACGCGGCGCACGGGATGACGAACGGGACGCCGCGGCTGGTGCGGTGGGTGATGGTGGAGGTGAGCGCGGGCGGGGATTCGGGTTACACGCAGGGTCAGGAGGTGGACGTGGGGGCGTTTGCGAACGCGGCGAACAGCGGCTGGCCGGCATTGATCGGCGGGGGGAACGCGACGAGCGTGTTTTGCAGCGCGTACGGCGGCAATTATTTTGTGATTGACGGCAGCACGGGGGCGGGGCCGGAGCAGATCACGCTGGCGAACTGGAATTTGAAATGTTATGCGTGGCAGTGAAGTAATTGCGGATTTCGGATTGTGAATTGCGGAATGCAAAACCAGTTTAATATCATTGACCGGGGCAGTCTGAAGGACTGGCCGGGGCTGGTGTTGATCACGAGCGAGGCGCAGCGGGCGGAGGTGATGTCGGCCGCGGAGGCGGACGGGCATCGAAGACAGATGTTCCCGACGCATGCGGTGGTGAAGCGCGGCGAGGTGGTGGGGTGCGCGAGCATCGGGAACGTGCCGTTGGTGCACACGTGGCTGCATCAGGAGAAGCTGAATCCGCGGGACACGCTGCGGGTGTTTTATCTGATGGAAAATTTTGGGCGCGGGTGCGGGATGCGATGGATCGTGGTGCCGAGTCCGCGCGGGGCGCCGTTGCACGGGCATCTGGCGGGGGACCTGGGGTATATGGAAGTGGGGGAGCATTTTTTGTTTGCAAAGAACCTCCTCGCAAGCGAGGATGGGCATGGGGCACGAGGCGCTGGGCATGAGGTGAACGGAAAGGCAATGTATGGGTAATGACGTGGGACCGCCGGAGATAAGCCAGGTGGGAAGCCAGGCGAGCGGGCTGATGGCGGACGAGAGTTCGCTGCTGTCGCCGGCGTTGAGCGCGCAGCAGACGTATGCGCCGGGGTTCACCGGGACGACGTTGAGTCAGATTTTGCAGGCGGCGGGCGGGGCGGGCGGGTTGGGGGCGAGTTTCAGCAGCGCGTTGCCGTGGTTGGCCGGGGGCATCAACACGGCGAACCAGGCGCAGGCGGGCGGGAACGTGAACACGGTGAGCGCGCTGGGTCCGGGAGCGGCCGGGGCGGTGAGCGCGGTGAATCCGGCGCAGAGCAATCAGTTGAGCCAGTTGTTGCAGACTACGGCGACGAATCTGGGGGCGGGGACGCAGTTGACGCCGGAGGCGACATCGAACATCAACAATTCGGTGCTGGGCAACTGGGCGAACCGGGGGTTGGGCGGGACGGACCCGGCGATGCTGGACCAGGCGTTGAACCTGTACGGCGGCGGGCAGAACCAGTTATTGCAGAACGAGGGGGCATCCAGCAGCGCGTTGAACCTCAGCAACATGTTGACAACGAATCCGGCATTGAGTTTGATCACGGGCAGCAGCGCGGCGCCGGGCCTGGCGGAGAACACGATTGGGCAGGGGTTGGCGATTGCGGGACCGAGCGGACCGACGCTGACGGATCCGGAGAACACGTTGAACACGGCGTATAATTCGATTGCGGCCAGCAACATCCAGACCGGGAACAACAAGGCGGCGACGTTGAGCGGACTGCTCAGCATGTTTGGGGGGCTGCTGGGCGGCGGCGGGGGTGGTGGAGGCGGAGGCAGCAGCGGGTTAAGTTCATTGCTATCGCTGTTTTCGGGAGCCGGTGCTTGATTTCGGATTGGCGATTGCGGATTGCTGATTTGGGAAAGTGAGAATATTATGGCAAAATACCAATTGAAATGGCGGGAGATGGAGGCGGAACAATTCAAGCGCGGCGAGGCGAAGCAGCCGCCGGGGTTGTGCGTGTGCGCGAACGGCGGGAGCGAATACCCGGGCCGGCCGCATGTGCATACGTCGGATCACGGAAGTCATGCGGTGCAGGACGGGGACTGGATCATTGACATGGGCAACGGATTTTTTATCGCGGTGAAACCGGACCGGTTTGAGGCGGAATACGAGGCGGTCCCCGAGGACGAGAAGGCGGCCGAGGACAGGCCGGCGGCGGGGCCGGTGGCCGAATAAGTGCGGAGTGCGGAGACCGGAGTGCGGACTTTTGGAAGTGAGAACAATATGGCGAGACAAATTGGACCGGCGGTGATGGTGAAGCCGGTGGGTGATTATCCGCTGTTGAAGGGGTGTTGCCATACCGGCAGGGCGCGGGGTGCGGGGAACGAGGTGAGAGGAAAGAGGCGGAAACAGAAACCGCTGATGAACGCTGATAGACGCTAATTTATGGCGCTGAGTTACAATCCTGGGGTGGTGAGCACGGCGGGGGAATCGCTGGGGCGGGGATTGTCTAATTTGGGGATGATGCTGGGGGACGCGCTGTCGAAACGGGCGGATCAGCAGAAGCAGTTGAAGGATCAATCGGACGCGGCGGCGAAGTATTACAAGAGCCTGGGGGATGATGCGCCGAAGGTGACAGGGTATTCGGCGGATGAGTTCGCCAACATGAGCGCGGCGCAGCAGATTTCGGTGATGAAGGGCAGCATCGTGGCGCAGGCGCAAAAGGAGCAGCAGGCGCGGATGCAGGCGCAGATTTTGGACACGCAGCAGGCGAAGACGAAACAGGCGGCGCTGGACGCGTTGACAAGGGCGGTGGGGGGGGCAGCCGGCGGGTCGCCGGCTGCGACGGGCGGGTCGCCCGTTCCACCCGGGGTGGGTGTGGCGGCAGGGGCGGGGATATTATCAGGTGCGCCCGGCGGGTCGCCGGCCGCGACGGGCGGGTCGCCCGTTCCACCCGGGCAGAATGATTTTGCGGCGCGGTTGCTGGCGGGGATACAGGCGAATCCGGCGGCGGTGCAGACGCCGGAGGGGCAGTCGTTGCTGATGCAGCTGGTGAACCGGACGAGTTCGGCGAACATGGGGCCGGCGCCGGAAGGGTATATTTATGCGCCGGACGGGAAGGGGTCTTTCCGGGTGGTGCCGGACCGGACGTATCAGGCGCCGGTGAAGGAGACGAAGCTGGACGATGGAACGACGATCATCGAGGCCGGGGGACGAACGCGCTTTGTGGTGCCGACGAAGGACAAGAGCCCGACGGAGGCGGCGACGATCATCCAGAAGAGCATCAGCGCGGTGACGAGCCAGTTGAACAGCCCGCAGACGGACGTGAAGGACAAGCCGTTGTTGCAGAAGAAACTGGATGATTTGAACGAGCAATTGAATGAGCAGTTGGCGAAGGTGCGCAGCGGGAGCGCGGGGTCGGCTGCGCCTGCGGCGGTGGACGCGAAGGATCCGTTGGGGTTGAGGGGGAAGTAGTTGAGGGGTGGGAGTTGATGGTTGAGGGTGGGAATTTATGAATTTTGCCGGCGACAGCAGATGGAAGCAATCCGCCTTCGCGCTACGGATGCGCTATGGCGGACGGGCGCGGGAGCGCCTGGTGCCCCATATTCAAGTCCGCATCCCCTGCGGCCCCTCCAAGGTGGCACGGAGCCTGCTTTCATCGGGAGTCATGCTGTTGTCCGGCAGAAGTTTTAACCGCTAATGAACGCTGATAAACGCTAATTATGAAAGACAACACAAAACTACCCTTGTATTGCAGTCGGGGCCGGCGGAAGGCGCATCAGGCCAGAACCGGCAGGCAGGGGATTTATTTTGCCGGGAGTTCGCAGGGATTTGGATTTCCGCAGTTGCAACGCGCCGTTGGAATGTTCTCTGCGTTGCTTGACCTGATTCTGAGCAGGGGAAGCAGAAAAGTGTAAATGAGTGACACGTTGACAGCGATACGGTCGAAGTATCCGCAGTATGCGGACATGGATGATCAGTCGCTGGCGACGGCGGTGGCGGCGAAGTATCCGGTGTATGCCGAGCAGGACAAGGCGTTCGCGGCGGAGGCGGCGGGCCGGGTGCTGATGGACAAGCGGAGTCCGACGTTGCAGGGGTTGCGGGACAAGTATCCGGAGTACGGGGACATGACGGACACGGCGCTGGCGACGGCGGTGGCGGCGAAGCATCCGGAGTATGTGCATGACGATCCGGTGTTTGCGGTGGAGGCGGGGCTGGGGGCGCGGGGCGCAGGGCGCGGGGCAAGTGAGGCCGAACAGGTGCGTAGTGCTACCGGCTGGACGCCGGGGACGCCTGCGCCACCAGGGGCGGGGTTGAGTCCGGATGAGCGCAAAAGCCTCGCAGCGGCCATTGCCGGCACGGGAATGACGGCCATACGCGATGCGGCGGACACGGAGGCGGCGCCGTCGGCGGTGGGCCAGGCGGCGGACACGATAAACGAGGGATTGGGACAGGCGATGCACGGGGTTGGGACAGCGGCGGCAACGGCCGGGAACATACCGATTGATTTTTACAACACGATGGGGCGGATTACGCGGATGTGGGGGCCGGTGGATCGGCTCGAGGCGGGCAAGACGGTGGGACCGGCGGTGACGAAGCAGGGCATCCGGGACATTTTGCATCGGCTGGCGCCGACGACGACGGTTTTGGCGGAGAAATACGCGCCGGAGTTCATGGAAGGGGTCGAGGGGTCGGCGGCGAAGACGGCGAACAGTTTGAAGACGCCGGAGATGCTGGCGACATTGCCGCTGGGCGAGTTGAAGGTGGTGCGGGCGCTGTTTGGCGCGCAGATTGTGGCGTCGGCGCCGGAAACCCTGACGAACACGGTGAAGGTGTTTCAGGATCCGAAGAGCACGCGGGCGGAGAAGTGGGGGGCGCTGGGGGATGCCGGGCAGCATTTGCTGATGCTGGGGGCGGTGGGGTATGGGATTAAAGAGGGGGACGTGGAGAAGGGGTATGATCCGGAGGAAGTGGCCGCGCGGTTCCCGGACAAGGCGGAGGCGCTGGCGTACATGCTGGGGAAAGAGGTGAAGGAGAAAGATTTGACCGGGTTTGGGGCAAAGACAGTGCCACCGCTAATGAACGCTAATCCACGCGAATCGGAGCCGGAGACGCTGGTGCCGGCGCTGCGGAAGGATGGGCAGGTGTACAGCGGGTCGGCGGACCATGCGGGGATTCGGATACTCGAGGCGTCGAAGGAGGACGGGGAATTTTTGACGGGCGAAGAGGAGAGCGGCTTTTTGCACAACGGCAAATTCATCACACGTCAGGAGGCGGCACCGGTGTTTGAGCGGTTGACGGGGAAGAAGCCGATGGTGCCGGGGATGTTGCACAGCGAGGATTTGGTGGGGACGGATTTCGTGAAGGATTTGCCGACGGGGCAGCAGGTGATGGAACAATTAAGAGCGAAAACGAAAGGGGGTGATAACAATGTCATTCAAAACACAAAAGCCGAAGGGAGTGCAGATGATGAAGGGCAAGGCGGGCGGGACCAAAATGTATCACGGAAGCCCGGGGATGAAACGGCGGCCGGGACACCAGGGGTTTCAGCAGCAGGTGGCAAAGCGGAAGAAGGGGCTGCGGCCGGCGTAACCGCAGGCGCGGGGTCCGGGGCGCTGGGCGCGGGGAAACCGGGAGCTGGAGGTTTGGGAGAAGAGCGGCCGCCGGATGTGCTGGATTACATTGACAAGTATGGCGGCCGGCGGATCAACCTGGCGGAGGCGCGGCGGGTAATTCCGGGTTTCAAACCGACGAGTTTGGCCCGGAAATACTTCGTCAAGGAGGGCGGTTTTTCGCCGGACCAGGTGTTGAGCGGGCTGCATCGGGAAGGGGTGATGCAGCATGTTGCCGGCGAGCAGGTGCAGGAATTTTTGGAGGCGATGAACGAGGCGGGGCCGGCGCGGGCGGCGGCGAAGAAGAAGGCGGCGGCGGACAACCGGGGCCTGGCGGTCGAGGCGAAACAGACCGATGCGTTTGGCAAGGTGGTGGTGCGGGGTCAGCGGCCGAAATGGGACTGGCGGGCGCCGGTGCAGGTGAAGGTGGGCGATTTGCTGCCCGGGGACAAGTTTGAGGTGATGGGGCATGAGTTCACGGTGAAGGAGCATGAGTTTGACGCGGACGGATTTCTGACGAGCTTGACGGTGAAGGACGGTCCGAAGTTCGGGGTGCAACGGATTGACCCGGCGAACACGGAGGTGATTCATGTGGACGAAGGGAGTTACCTGCCGAAGGACGCGGATTTTGTGCCGGGGCAGACGAAGGCGGATGAGGAGAGAATCAAGGCAGCGCCCGGCGAGTCGCCGGCCGCGACGGGCGGGTCGCCCGTTCCACCCACGGAGGGGGATCCAGATTGGAGTGTGGGGCCGGTGACGGAGGGGGACCATATTGGGATGGGGAATGCGCTGTATAACGAGGTGTCGCAGCCGGGGAGTTTTGTGAGCAACATGTTTGCGGCGATTGACGCGGACCGGAAGGCGATGGGGAAGGCGCCGATGCCGGACACGAATCCGCGATCGTGGGACGAGGACAATGCGCGGGCGTTGACGAAGATGAACCGGGAGCCGGGATGGATCCCTAACCTGATTGACGAGGTGACGAACCATCCGCGGCCGTTGTTGTCGTGGGAAAACGCGGGTCTGGTGTGGCATCGGGCCAAGCTCAAGGCGGAGTTGAACAATGCGTTTGCCAGAATTAACAGGGCGTTTGAGGACGGCCGGGAGGGGGACCAGGCGGAGGCCAGGTTGTATGCGGCAAAGGTGGAGGATGATTTGCAGCGGCTGGATGAGGCGGTGGGCCGGAACGGGACGGGGAGCGAGGCGGGTCGGAGTTTGAACGCGCAGAAGATGGCGGGGAACACGGCGGATTTCAGCCTGGTGGAGATGCGGCTGGCGACAAGGGCCAGCAAGGGCGGCGCGCCCTTGACGCCGGCGGAGGAGAGCGAAGTGGCCAGGTTGCATCAGGAAATAGCGAATAAACAAAAGGCATTGGATGAATACGTCGCAGCGAGCGAAGAGAAAATCAGACAGGCGGGAATTGAACGGCAGATTGCGGAAGCCAAAGCCGCAGCGGCGGAGCGGGCGCAAAACATCCATCCGCGGGTCCTCCAGTACGCGAAAGACATCGTTGCGAAGCTTGACACTCGAGCAAATGCCGCGAGAGTCCGCTTACGCGAGAAGCTTGGTCGAGTTAGTGCCGGTGTGGATCCTACCATACTAGCGGATTTGGCGGAGATTGGGGCGAGTCATCTGGCGCACAACCTGGTGGACGCGGCGGAGTGGGGGGCGCGGATGGTGGCGGAGGCGGGGGAATGGATCCGGCCGCATTTGAAGGAGGTGCGGGATGCGAGCAATGCGCTGTTTTACCGGGACACGGTGGACGCGCCGGCGGCGGTGAAGGCGGTGTTTAAGAAGAGCCAGACGCCGGCGGAGCAGCGGGTGGCGGCGGCGGAGGTGATGAAGGAGAAGGTGAAGGAGGCGAAGACAAAAGCATCCGGCGGGTCGCCGGATGCGACGGGCAAGTTGCCCGTTCCACCCGACATCAAGAAGGAGTTGACGTATTATGTGCAGCGGGTGGCGCGGGCGTTTGTGGCGGACGGAATTTCGGAGCGGGAGGCGCTGCTGGATGCGGTGCACAAGGTGATGCAAGAGGTGCTGCCGGACATGACGCGGCGGGACACGATGGACGCGATTTCGGGTTACGGCGATTGGAAGCAATTGAGCAAGGACGCGATTTCGGTGCGGTTGCGCGGGTTAAAGGGCGAGATGCTCGAGGTGGCGAAGCTGGAGGACATGGCGAGCGGCAAGCCGCCGTTGAAGACGGGTGTGCAGCGGGGCGAGGTGACGGAGGCGCGGCGCAAGCTGATCCAGAAGGTGAACCAGGCGAAGCGGGAATTTCAGATACCGATTTCAGATCCGGAGACGCAACTGGCTTCGGCGCTGGACACGTACAAGAAGGTGCTGGCGCGTCGGGCCGCTGATTATGAGGACCGGCTGGCGCGCGGCGATTTCGAGAAGCGGGAGAAGAAAGAGATCAAGCTGGATCACACGGCGCTGCAATTGAAGGCGGCGGCGGAGTCGGCAAAGAATAAATTCCAGCGGGGGCTGGAGAATTTTCAGCGCGCGAACCGGCCGATGTCGGCGAAGCTGCGGGAGTATTGGGTGAAGTTCCGGAGGGCGCAGTTATTGAGCAGTCCGTTGACGCTGGCGAAGCTGACAGCCGCGGCGGCGGAACGGATTGCGTTCACGCCGGCGGAGGAGGCGGTGGGCGCGGGCTGGAGCGCGATGTTTCCGGGGCTGGCGAGCAAGGCGGCGCGGGAGGGTGGATTCAGCACGCGGGCGGAGGTGCGGGCAATCACGGACGGCCTGATGCGCGGGGTCGCGGAGATGGGCAAGGTGGTGCGGACGGGGAAGAGCACGATTGACGAGGCTTTCGGGCGGGACCGGGATTATCCGGTGGACATGATCGGGTTCCTGGGGCGGCTGCATCAGGCGCTGAAACAGCCGGCGAAGATGGCGGAATTTGAGCGGAGTTATTACAAGCGGTCGGCGAGCCTGGCGGCGGCTGGGGTGGACATCACGGATCCGCTGGTGAAAATGCGGATCAACGCGGAGGCATATGAGGACGCGAACCGGGCGATATTTTCGCAGAACAATTTTCTGGTGAAGCGGCTGCGGCTGATGCTGCATGAGGGTCCGAACGCAACGTTTTGGGAGAAGACGTGGCATTTGATCGGGAACACGGCGTTTCCGATTGTGCGGATTCCCACGAACGTGGTGGCGGAGGCGTTTGAGTATGCGCTGGGACTGCCGGCGGAGGGCATCCGATTCGCCAGTCGGGGCTTGCGCAAGGCGTTTGGGCAGGAGGTGGCGGCGTTGACGCCACAGGAGGCGGATTTGGTGATGCGGCATTTGAAGAAGGGAACGATCGGGGCGGCGGTGATGTTGGCGGGGTATTTTATGCCGCAATATGCCGGGGGATTTTGGCAGCCAGGCGCGAAGCGGGATCCGCGCAATCCGCGGTGGGGCAGCCTGAAGATTGGCGGGGTGAACATCCCGAGTTTTTTGCTGGACAATCCGCTGCTGATGGTGTTTCAGTTGGGCGCAACGATACGTCACGTGCAGGACAGCAAACAGGCGAAGCGGAGTCCGACAACGCGGGGATTGACGAGCGGGGCGATGGCCGGGGCGCTGGGGATGGCGGCGCAGGCGCCGTTTTTGGGTGAGATAACGGACCTGGCAAAGGCATTTAATGTGCAGGAACAACAGGCGTTTTTCGGGGAGCTGGGAAAGAGTTTGATTGTGCCGCAGTTGTTGCAGAACATTGCCAAGTGGCAGGACACGGCGACGAAGCCGGGGAGCGGAATGAGACGGGCGCCGGAGTCGATGGGGGAGCATATCGAGGAAGGGGTGCCGTTCTTGAGGGAGCGGGTGAAGATGAAGGCGTCGGTTGACAATCGCTAATCTGCGCTGATGAACGCTAATGAAAACCGTGAGTGAGAAAGTGGGCAGTGAGGCGTCCGGCGGGTCGCCGGACGCGACGGGCGGGTCGCCCGTTCCACCCAAGCAGGAATGGGAGTTGAAGTATGACGCGGCGGCGGTGCGGGAGACGCTGCGGGAAAAGGCGAATCGGAGAGGGGTCAAAGTTAGAACGCAAAGTTTGCTGCCATGAGTGACGCGCCGTTATGGTGGATTTCAAGAGACGGAGATGAAGTTTGCAAGCGACTGTATGATCGACACTACTCACGCCGCGCCTACCGAGATGGCCGGTCCGTCAAATTGTTTTGCGGCCCCGGGGAGAAACTCGTCCTTCGGACCTGGGAAGGAGACGCTTTATTTGTGTGGCGACGATTTAAGGATGACTCCGGACAGTCAGGTATCAATTGTGCCGTGTTTAGAAACGAAAGTCAGCACAGGTCAAGCATCCTTATCCGACAGGCTGACGCCGTTGCTGATTTCTGCTGGCCTGGTGTGCGGCATTATACCTTTGTCAATGCGCGACGCATCAGGTCAGCAAACCCTGGATTCTGTTTTAAGAGTGCAGGCTGGAGAAACTGCGGGAAAACCAAAGGCGGACTTGTGATTTTGGAGAGAGCATGATCACCTTGGCGGAATTGAAGACGAAGACGGTTTGTTTTGTGGGCAACGGGCTGTTTGGTGCGTTCGCGCGGAAGGTGGCGCCGTTTTTTAAGAAGGCGTATTATGCGCCGGCGTGGCGCGGGCAGTTTCCGAAGTCGAATCAGTTGCGGTTGTGGGAGGGATTTCCGGAGTTTGAGCAGGTGAAGTATCCGCTGTTGCTGGCGGATGAAATTGATTTGTGGGTGTTCCTGGACGTGTACAGCGCGGACCTGCAGGTGATGCTGCGCGAGCGCGGCGCCCGGGTGTTCGGCGCGGGCCTGGGCGAGGAGATCGAGCTGGACCGGTGGGATTTCATCGGGAAGCTGCATGAACTGGATTTACCGGTGCCGGGGGTGGAACTGGTGACGGGTGTGGAGGCGTTGCGCAAGAAACTCAAGGGACAAAAGGACAAGTTTATCAAGCTGCGGTTTGGTTATGCGCGCGGGGACAAGGAGACGTGGAAGTACAAGAATGACCAGATCGGCGAGGGGGTGCTGGACGAGATGCAGTATGACCTGGGCGTGTTCAAGAAGAGCACGGAGTTTTTAATCATGGACCAGGTGCCGAAGGCGTCGGAGATCGGTTACGACGGGCCGGCGGTGCTGGGTCAATGGCCGGAATACGCGATGCAGGCTTACGAGGTGAAGGGGTTGGGCATGGCCGGGCACGTGAAGCGATACGCGGAGCTGGCGGCGTCCATACGATTGATCAACGGGAAGTTTTCGCCGTATCTGCGGAAGATGGATTACGCGGGGCTGTGGTCAACGGAGATTCAGGGCCGTTTTTTTCTCGATCCCTGCGCGCGCGCCGGCAGTCCGAGCAATGAATTGTTGCAGGAAATGTTTACGGCGGAGAGCTGGGCTCGCTGCATGTGGGATGCCGCGCAGGGTGTGATGACGAGTCCGGTGCCGGTGAAGGGCGCGGAGTATGGCATGTGCCTGATGATTTATTCGGAACAAAGCGGCAAGAATTGTCAGCCGTTGTTTTATCCGAAGGCGCTCGATCAATGGGTGAAGCTGCGAAATGGCTACCGCGAGGACGGCAAGAGTTACAGTTTGCCACAGGGTCAGCCGGGGAATATTGCCGGCGTGGTGGGCGTGGGGTCGAGCCTCGAGGCGGCGGTGGCGGCCGTGGAAGAGAACGCGAAGCAGGTGGACGGGCATTTGATTGAGGTGGGGACGGATGCCATTGCGAAGGTTCGGGAGGTGATCAAGAATGGGGAGAAGGAGGGGATACATTTTTGATTTGCGATTGCGGATTGCCCATTTTATGAATGAACAAACCAAGGCCAGCCCGCTGTTTACCGTCCTATTGACGAGCCATTGCAAGCCGTCGCTGGTGCATGAGGCGGTGCAGAGTGTGCTGGCGCAGACGTTCGAGGATTACGAGCTGTTGATTGTGGACAGCGGGGCGTTGTTCGGTCGCCTGGTGGCGGATTACGGCGGGTTGCCGGGCGTGCGGGTGGAATTGAACGGTGAGACGGAGGAAATTGTGCGGACGAAGGCGGTGCTGGCCTGGGTGTGCAACCGGTGGGTGCCCGAGGCGCGCGGGCGGTATGTCACGTATCTGCATGATGACGATTTATACAAGCCCAGCTATTTGGCGGCGTTCGCGGCGGCGATCGAGGGGCAGTATTATCCGCCGGAGTGCCTGTGGACCGGGGTTGAGATTGTGCGGGTGAATGAGGACGGCGGCGATGGCGGGCATTTGGGGCATTGCCTGCCGAAGGGCAGTCCGCGGGCGGGATTGTGCAATCACTTGCAAATGTGCCACAGCAAGGCGGCATTTGAGGCGGCGGCGCACGCGTATCACGGCGAGGCGTGGCCGGAGGATCCGGCGAGGCGCGGGGATTGTGACGGGCATTTCATGGAGCGGCTGGCGTCAAGGTGGCCGTTCAAAATGGTTGACGGCGTGCACGCGGTGAACCGGCGCACGCCGTTGAGTGAGTTTGCGGGGACGTAGTGAGGGAGGGTTAATCTTCTCCTTGCAACATGATGGTGATGACGGGTTCTCCGTTGTCGCCTGGACCGGCAAGGGAATACATGTGAACGGGAACGGGGCAACCCAAGCCGTGTATGTCCACCAATACAATGAAGTCAACGCGACTTTCGCCCGGGCGGATCCCGCGTAGGATCATGTTGAACACGTCCCAAGCTCGGCCGGGGATGTCCTGGCCGTTGGGTAGCACGAGGTGTTCGCTGGCTTCCGGGGTGGGTTTGACGAGCGGGACCCATTTACCGCCGGCGGCGATGGTGGCTTCGTAGGCGGGGCGCGTCATGGCGACGGGCCATTTGAACGGGCACGGAGTGACGGCCTGCGTCATGTCCACAAGGACACCATCCGCGAGCGCCTCGGCACGTGTATAGGTGAATACGGGGCTTCCGAATAGTTCTGTTGTGCGGTCGAGCATATTTTTTTTAGGAGTTTGAGTTTGTGGTGTTGAGGTTAACTGAACTTGGCCGGCAAGGTTGAAGGCGTGGGCCTGGCCGGGTAGATCGAATTGGGGTGCGCGGTGTTTCATGGGAGCGAGGATTTTACGGTGCGCGTGCGGCCGATGGCGCGCAAGCAGGCGAGGTGATAGTGGCCGTTGAGGAGTTCAACCTGGAAGAGCCCGAGGAACGGCGCCAGATTATACCACGCGCGCACTTGGCGGTGTGTCCAGTGGGATGGGAGGTAATAGGTCATATCACGCCTCTTGTCTGTCGTCGAGGTCCGCGGCGTTGGCCTGGCGAAACTCTTCGGCGGCGTCACACTCTTCGTGGGCGCATTCCCCGTTTTTGTAAGTAACGCCTGAATCATGCAAGCTGACTGGCTCGCCGCAATAGCGGCAGCAATCGGTGGTGGTTTTCATTTGGTGATGATCACCAACGCGCGCCGGCGTCGAAGTTGCGATGCTCGCCGCGGGTGATCCGCGGAATGCCTGCGCGCGTTGGCTAAAGGGTTTTTTTTATCGAGCATCGCAAAATGACGTTAGCATGGCGCGGGTTTGTGGTCAATGATTATTTTTGCGATTGTGTGTAATATATTGATGGACAATATAATTGAGTTGTGAGATTGTATCAGGATTGTATCAGTTGAAGATTGTTTAAGATTTTTCTTGTGGGTTCGCGGGCCGTGTGTTTTTCTTGGTGCTACGTATGCCGCACGGTTTTTCCTGACACATGGAACAGATTGCTTTATTCGATGCTGAGTCGGACGGCGCGCTTTTTTTGCCTCCTGATGTGGTGGCGAAGCGATATACAGCAGCGCAGGTTCGGGCATTGGAAGCGAAGCGCGGGCTTATCCTGCTGTGCGTGTCTGCCGGAGTGCCGGTGACGGACATTGCGACGCATGCCGCGGTGAGTGTGCGCACGGTCCAGGCGCTCGCCGGGCGTGATGCTCAAAAGGTAGCAAGTGATAAGAAAGCGTTTGGTGCGGGATTGCATGCGCTCGGTGGTCGGTGGTTCGGCCTGGCGGTGCTTAAAGAGGGCGAGGCCAGTGCTTTGCAGCTGGCCATGATGGGCAGCATGGCTGTCCAGCGTGGTAACGAGGTACTTTTGACTGCTGAGGTGGAGGGGGAAAAGATTGTGGACATAGAGACGGGCTCGGCGGTGGACGCGCGGGATCGCGTGAGGCGGTTCCTGGAGTCGAAAGGCTTGGCACGACCTGTGCTTAACGATGTAAGCGATTGCAATGCAACTGGTTAGTGAATAACATGCGCACAATTCATATTATATTCAGTTGCGAGGTGAACCATGCGTAAGTGGTTGAATGACATGAGTTTGATTGGTCATAGGCTGGGTGCGTCGCTGGCCTGGTGCGCGCGCCGGCGGGCGGAGAGGGAGGGGGGGGGGTCGGGGGCGGCCGGGAGGGCCGGGCGCCCGTCCGGTGAACTGAAGCGGGGATTATTTGTGGATGTCTCGAGGTCGGTGACGTTCGGGCGCGACGGTTTCTGCCAATGCACGTGTGCTGACCAGTGTCCGCTAGGCAAGGGCGGAATGCAGGACCGCTGCCACAAACAAGACTTTCACCCATTCAATCTCAGCGCCAGGGGGAGGGGAAGGTATGGATGACTGGGTGGCGTCACATAAAGTGGGTCACGGTCGTCAGGTTGACGCAGGAGAGGCCGGACGGGCGGCGTTGGACGTGGCGCAAGGTCCAGGACAAAAAACGCGTGCGGCTGCGCCTGGTGTCACCGCAGGGCGTGGAGTGGGATTTTAAGCTGAACGGCGGGGCGTGGGTCAAAAAACATGAAGAATCGTGAGTTCTATCGGCGGTTGCATGCGCGTGGTTTGGACACCAAAAAACTGGCGGCGATCCTTTTGACGAGCCGGCCGCACTTGACGGACGTGCTGAACAACGTGCCGGGGCATGGTTTTCAGACGCGCCAGAAGCTGTTCCTGGTGTTGACGCCGGCGGAGATCAAGCTTTTGGGGTGGGCGGCGGAGTATCGGCGGTGGCGGTACCGGCAAAAAAAGCGGTGTTCCACGGGGAACATTGTATCAGCGGGGGTCAGGCAAATGGTGGACTTGGTGTCCCGGGCGCCGGAAGGAGCGTTTTCATGAGCATGCGGGCGATGATCAAGCCGGAGATATGGTCGGACTCCGATTTTCACGCGCTGGATCCGGCCGGCAAACTCGCGTTCTTCTGGCTGCTGACGAACGATACACGGAACAATGTGGGGCTGTCGAAGGCGGATAAAGCCCGGTTTGAGTTCGACACCGGGCTACCCTATGACAGCCTATCCAGCCTAGAACCTACCCTGTCTAGTTCGACAGCCTTTCTCAAGGATAGGAATACCCTGCTTGTTCTGTGCTTGAACTTCATCAAGCACAACCTTTCGATGAGCCAGATTAATGTGAAGGTGCCTATTGGTAGGTCAGTTATAACAGAGGCCTCGGCGTTGCCTGGTGTTTTGAGGGACGCACTTTGCTCCAAGTATCCCAGATTAGCGGATACCCTGCGAGACATTGCAGCCAATCCGAGGCTGGAACAGCCTCCAGTACAGGGCAGTGCAGTACAGGGAAGTACAGTCTCTTCTTCTCAGAGCGGGGCCGGCGGGGCGCACATGCCATCGGACGATGAGGTGATCGAGTTTGGGGCGGCTTATCCGGGCGACATGGCTCGCGGTGTTCCGGTGATGGATCCGGAGTGGGTGTCGGCCTGGCTGGCGCGCATGTGCGCCCGAAGCGGGGAGTGGCCGGTTCAATGGCAGCGGGCGATTGTGTCCGCATGGCGGAGTGACTGGCGGATGTGGGGTCAAAAAAACGCCGGAAAAAATGGCGGAGCGTTGGTGGTACGGCAGGATGGGACGTGGGGGTTGAAGCAGCGGTTGGAGGAGTTGCGGCACGAGGCGAACACGCATCCAGGAAATCGGGGGGCGTCCGCGTATGTGCCGGACGGGCCGCAGGAATTGGAGGATGAGTATGAAAAATTGTGCGCGCAGATTCGGGAATTGGAGGAGAAGATGAGGGCCGCGACTTGAATTTTACGCCAAAAATAAAAACAACCAAACAAAGGAACCATGAAACACAAAATACTGACGGAGTTAAGCGCCTGTGATGAGGGTGTGGAGTTCGCCGCTAAATTCAGAACGCTCAAAGCCGCGTGGAACGCGTGTCAGGAACCCGCGTGGATGGTCTGGTATGCGCGTCGGAGGATGAAGGCGGAGAAAGTGGATTGGGTGAAACTGGCGGTGTTCTACGCTGAGAAAGTGCTGCCGTTGTTTGAGAAGAAACGGCCAGGTGACGATCGCGCGCGCAAGGCGATTGAAGCGGCAAAAGCATGGATTGACGCGCCAACAGAAAAGAACAGGAACGCCGCCTACGCCGCCGCCGACGCCTACGCCGCCGACGCCTACGCCGCCTACGCCGCCTACGCCGCCGCCGACGCCGCCTCCGCCGACGCCGCCTCCGCCGCCTCCGCCGACGCCT